GCAAGTGTGAACTCCAGAAGTTAGAGAAGTAATCGTTCCACCTGTAACTCCACCTGATCCTGTAACAGTTGAACCAAGAGAAGGTAACGAACCAACGACACCAGAACTAACTGTCGTGGCTGACTGGACTGCATCGCCTTGGGTTAACGATTCAACTGCTGAGAACGCAGACCCAGCAGTGGTAACAGTGAAGTCAGTGTCTATAAATGCAGGTACTCCTGCTGTAACTGAACCAATATTCAGCCCTCCAATTGCTCCAGAGGTTGTTGTTCCTGAAATTGTCTTACTTGGAGTTACATTTGACCCTGAAACTGAATAAGTTGAACCTATTCTTGTTGCGGAAGAATAAGCAGGATCAAGAGTAATAGTTGCACTCGATTTTATGGAGTGACGAACATCGGCTTGTGCTGGTAAAGCCAATAAGAAAAGAAGTGGAAGTAATTTTTTCATGTGAGTCTGCCAGATTGAGAATCAATTTCTTTGCCTGTTATTGGATCGTATTTAACGACCTCGGCTCCTTCTATCTTAAGGGGAGTTATTACTCTTATTGTCTGGACTGCTCCGTTTTGACTATTAGATAACAAAGCTTCAATTTCTTTTTTGTTCATAGGTTTATCGGCATCAGATTTATATGTCCCGTCACCCCGCTTTTTTGCTGTCTCAAGTCCAAAACTGGCTAATGCGCCAGTAAACACACTTGCTATGAACGTGGGATCTATACGTTCTTGCTGGCCTAATCCTGGGATTTCCACGTAATTCAAAGTCAATATAAACCCGCTCCAACAGACAACTCCCAGCCTTACGAAAGTAGAGAGGAGGACTAATTGCTCTTCCTTGTCATCAATCTTTTCTTTTAGCTTGCCGACAATGCCTTTTTTCTTTTCCTCTTTAGGTGGGGTTTGAGGTTCTGCCATAAAATAAGCGCAATACGCTAACAATCTAAATGAATGAGATTATTGCTGCAATTGTGGGGGCTGTTTTCTCAATGTTGCTAATGACTATTTCAAATATTTCTAGTCGCAGAGAACGTGATATCAGAGAAATATTTTCTAGGTTAAACAAGTTAGAACAGTCAGTGGCAGCTATAGCAAATCCCCGTGAGGGATTCAGAAATTGGCGAAAGTCTTGATAGTTAATTACATTAAAAAACCCTTGCTGATTGGGGCAGCCAAGGGCTTTTCGGTGAAGGGGACTGCCTAAAAATACCAATTAGCTATAGTACATGTAAGTGTTAAAAGTACCTATGAAAAAACTACTGAAACCACTTAAGCCTTTGCTTTACGCATATTTAAGGAGCGATTCTGGAAAACGTATGGTTATAGATCTTTTGAAATCATTGGCAAAACAAACTAACAATACTGCTGACGATCAGATGATTGAGTATGTAGAAGCTAGAATATTTCCAGGTTCAACTACAAAATTACAATGAAAAATGATTTTGACGAAATCATTGTTCCAGTCGAACTGCCTATGAAAGAAGTCCCTTTAGAAAGTCAACTGGAAACAGAGAAACAAGTCATTGTAATAAAAGAGTGTCAGGATATTAATCAAGTCAAGAAACTTTGCATTGATCTTTTACGTGAAAATATTCAGCAAGATCAATTTATTACAGGTTGTTTTCATAAGATCCATGTTCTGACTGCAAAATTAGCGTGTCAAGAACATAGGGTCGTTCAACCAAAAGAGACTTGGTGGGATAGTTTATTTAGACAGAAGCCATAGGCATTAAAACTTGCTGGGCATGAACAGCAGGACTTTTCAAGTCGTTCCATTGGATCGAATAGTAATAAGAAGGGTGTCCTCTCCTGTCTCTTTTTACTTGTACATCTAAGATCACACCTCTTCTAGGAGGGAGACTTTTGGATTTTCCAATAGTCTTTTTAAGGACAGAATCGCCAATCTGATAACGCTGTCCGATGCGAGAGCTAGTCATTTTATAAAGGTTGAAATTTAGTACCGTCTGTGCAGATATAATCTTGAGGTGGTTCTTGCGACCAACACCTTCTACCGTCAACTATTAGAAAACTTGCACTTATCTGATGGTTTTCAGAATCTTGGATAAGGCACGACCTTCTAAACGGTTTTGGACTGTCTGTTGCCATTCGGCTTCATCTTTTTGGGCAGCTTCATTATAAACATCTGACGGTAATGTTTTCTGTAAATAGTCATAAATCATATCTCTAATCCAAGCTGACGGCTTGGTTTTGAGCTTTTCTTTTACGTGGTCAGCAAAAAGTTTCCCTCTATTTGGAGACAAAAGAATTTGTAAATGTTTACGATTACCGTGACCTCTCTTTTCAGTCGTCATCTTAGTTTTAATTTATATGATAGTACCATATTGATTACTTGTCTACTTTAATTTCTCCCAAGCATCAGCCATTCTTTTTTCTAAGGCAGCTTTACTATCAAGCTTCTTCCCTATCGCTCCAAGACAATTAAACAGACCATGATATTTATGTCCTGGGTCGTTTCTGCCGTCTAAGTGATACCAGCGTTCCATATCAATGGCACGTTGCCTGTCTTCTTCGACTGTTGTCTTTTTCATCAAGCGTTCCAGTAACCAAATACTGTTCTAAAGGGAGAGAGAGGGGCAGAAGGTTCTTCTTCCTCAAAAGGAATGAGAGTCCAGTCATCATAATCACATTCGTTGAAATGCTTTAATAAACCTTCTCTGCTAAGAGGGCCAAAGACTTCATCTTCTACGTCCCAAATGATTGTAGTTTCACAGCGTCCATGAGTCCATTGCTCAGGTTCGTATTGAGTAGCAGGAAAAGCTAAAACAGAATCTTCGACTTCTGCCTCAACAGCGACAGTACCAGCCGCATGATCGTAATCGAAAGAATAGATTTCGTAGACTTGTGCCATAACAATAATTGTTAGTAATAGAATAATACCATAGTAATAATAAATAAGCAACCTCATGCGTGGGGATATATCCAAAAATGTCCCATTCAAGCAAATCACGTTCCAGCAAAGGTTTTAGGCATGGGACAAGCCTGTAGGACATTTTAGTTTTGTCCCACTTCTCTTGCCTTAGAGGTGATTTCTCCAGTGATTAGATTTCCTAGGTGTTTTTTCTTTGGGACATTTTGCAGTTGTCCCAGGTACTTGTCCCACATCAGATCCCGTTCCACGATTAGAGTTTCCTATGGTTGGGACAACTTCTTCTACCTCTCCACATGCGAGGACTGCTTTATATCTGATTATTGGTTCGTGTTCTACTATCTCCAACAAGCCTTTCTTTGTAAGTCTTTGGAGCGATTTCCTAATAGCTTCTTTGCTGCCATCCATTAAAGGATCATCAACTAATTGCTTTGTGGAACGTGAATCTGGGTGAACAACTCTTAACTTTTGCAAAACACGACCATGAACTGATGCAGGAGTTGGGTCTGTATCAACTTCTGGAGTGTGGTCACAAACAGTAAAGCTAAGGTCGTCTTGCATTTGCATTAGCAATTGAGTGCCCATCCTTCCCTGTCTGGATTTTTCAATCGTGATTAAACGACTAAATTTTCCAACTTTTGCTGCTTCTTCTTCAGAAGGTTTTGATAATGCCCATGTTTCGTCAACAGCATCACGAATAGCAGAAGTTCCCCTGAATCCACCATTTTTATTTGCATGGTGAATAATTAAAATTGTTGTTTTAGGGAAAAGGTTTCCGTTATTTCTAGTTAACCAATAGAGAGGAGTTGCGAAGTCAGATTTATTTTCATCAAAAGCCTTACCGCCGCTACATCCAATCAAAGAGTCAATAATGACGAGCTTTGGTTGATACTCTCGCATCATTGTGACGAATTGAGCGTATCGCTGTAATTGCCAATCAGTCAGAATCTTTGTATTGGAATCAATTGGATAATCGACTTCCTCTAACTGTTCTTTTAATTGAGTTAATGGCTGATCTCCATTCAAGATAAGGACTGGGCCTCTCTTTACTGGTACGTGACTACCTCTAACGATGAAAGGAGTTCCACTGGATATATGTTTTGCGAGAGTCCATGCACTCATAGATTTTCCATCTCCACCTGCCCCATAGATGAGTACAACTGAAGGTGTAGGGAGTACATCAGGAATTAAATATTCACGCTTCACATCCATTTGCATTAAATCTTCAGCAGAGAAAAGACCTGTTTGGTT